TCTTCTTGAGCATGGTTAGCCCACACTTCACGCTTTTTCGAATACGTTTTCCAAAGGTCTTGGGTTTCTTGAACTACTTTCTTACTAGATTTAGTAGATTTTGATTCATTAGCCATCATTTAATATTACAAATTACATAGTCAACCAGTCAAGTACTTTATTACGTTTTATTTCAAGGTCTACATTAGGGTCAAAATCTTTCTTTTTAACCCTACAAGCCTTTGCTCCTTCAAGTGCAGTCCATATTGCATCCATTATATCATCATTCTTACCTCTGGGGTAAGATAGAAACTCTTGCTGAGCTGTTAAGTCTTGAGTTCTAAAGAAAAACTCTCCTTTAGCAAATGCAGGAACTAATGACAGTAATCGTTCGCTTTTCCTATTTCTTGGCTTTACGCCTTTTTCTAATCCAGGAATATATAAATTCTTTTCTAGCATTATAGCTCTAGTTGCACTCCTTAAAGCTTCTTGGTAAGCAACTGTCTCTATCTTCATTCTTTTCGGAAGATACTGTTGATAGACATCAATAATTTTTTGAGGTTGTTTTGCAGGGTCGAGTCTTTTCCTAAAAATATCAACAATGTATTTATTATTATCAGCGTCAATAGCAATGGTAGCAATAACAAAATAATCAGCACGGGAACTAAGACTAGATGCAGGATCGACTCCAGTATAGAGTTCGACTGGTATAATTTTCTTTTCATCTCCTACACTCCTTACTAAACAAGGTTGGTTCTTTATTCTTTCAAAGTCATAATGATGTAAATGTATATAATCAGGTTTAAATGGTGCATCATCAGGAGATTGAGCAATATTCATATACTCTTGATAGAATCCGTTTATATTACCTACACTTTCAAACTCACTTTTTATTTCCAATATTCTTTTTTTAGGAAATCTCTGAGGCCAAATACTTTTTTCATCTTCATCCCAAATACTATACCACAATGTTTTCCAAGCAGGACTATCTTTAGCCCAATACAAAAAACAATCTTCAGATATAACAGTTCCAATCATAACTATTCTTCCTTCGTCTGAAAGAGAAGGTATTACTGCTTCTGTCATCCATTTTCTATTTTTAGTTCTAGCTTCTGGTGTAAATGCATTTAACTCAGATTCAAAATCATCTACAATAATAACATTAGGTCTGGTATCTCCCTCGATAAAACCACGTACTCTTTGCCCAGTACCAACTGCTACTATACGTGTACCATTCTTTAAAACAATATCAGCACCTGTCCATCTCCTAGCAGTAGCAGAACTAAAATCACCAAAAATATCTTTAAAGTTTTGACTATGTTCAAGGTGGTATTTAATTCTAGATAAGAAATTTACAGATTGAGCTTGAGACTCAGACACAATAACCATAAACAAATCATCTTCTGGTTTTTTATATGCTATCTTATACATAGGAAAGATAAGTGAACATACTGTACTCTTAGCTGTTCCTCTTGGAGCAGCTATTAAAACACGTCTAGTATCATCTGACCTTAGCTGTTTATATATATCCCTATGAAAAGGCGGTGTGTCCTTAGCTAATGCTTTAGGAAAACAATATTTACCAAACCAACCCATATCTCTCTCAAACTCTCTTTTTTCTTTCTCAAGAGCATAAGTTGCTTCATAATCATTTTTTTCTATTGTTTGTTCCACTTTTTTTATTATTCTTCTTTTTCTTCGCTGATTTGCTTTTCTTCTTGTTCTGGTCTCTGTAATAACCCATCTGTTACCTCCGTTTGTGTTGCTTTAAACATTTTTTTCTTTTCTTGTATATCCGCTAATGTATTTTCTACTGTATGAGCTTCTATCTGGTGAGTGGTAACAACTTTACCTTTACCCTTCATTTCATTCATATCCATCAGCTTGTCTAATACTGTCATAGCTACTTTTGGGTCTCCATCTTTGCCCATCTGTTCTCCATCCCA